CAGAATATGAGTTTAAAGTTGACGGAGAGAAGTTATATAGAATGTTTGATAAAAATATTTGCGTGATATTATGACAGTCGAAGAAACTAAATTAAAAATAATCAAGGCAGGTCAGATTGCCATAAGAGAGCTAATTAGAGTTGCTGAGGAGCAGATTTTAACTGGTGACGAAGGAGACGTATCGGCAGACAAACTAAAGAATGCTGCGGCTGCAAAGAAAATGGCAATATTTGACGCATTTGAGATTTTAAGCAGAATAGAGGAGGAGAAGAACATACTAGAAGGCACCATCGTTACTCAAGAGAAGAAGGGTGGGTTTGCAGAAAGAAGAGGTAAGTAATGCTCTATACCATTGAAAAAGATGTTGTCAATAAAAAGAAGCTCGAGAAACTCAACAAGGAGAAGAAGTGGCAGTATGGGTACAATGAAGAGTTTGATATCGTCATCATATCTAAGGATGGAACCTTGGGTGAGGGATATAATATCAACAATGTTAAGATAGGCTTGCCAGCCGTCCCGGAGGATGTAGAGAATAGGGACAATAGATGGCAACCAGAGCAATACCCTAAAGAACTCCAAAGGATAAAGACAATATTTGACTGGGATAGGTCTGATAATAATTTCAAAGCAAAATGGGATCCTTATATAGATAGGGAGTTTAACAGGAGAGAAAATGGCTTCTGGTTTATGAATGACTCTAAGCCATCCTACATAACTGGTACGCATTACATGTATTTGCAGTGGTCCAAGATAGACATTGGATTGCCAGAATTTCGTGAAAGCAATAGGGTTTTCTTTATATTCTGGGAAGCTTGTAAGGCTGACGAGAGATGTTTTGGTATGTGTTATCTCAAAAACCGTCGTTCTGGATTCTCATTTATGAGTAGTTCAGAGATCGTAAATCAGGCAACAATAGCAAAAGATTCTAGGTTTGGTATCCTATCAAAGACGGGAGACGACGCCAAGAAGATGTTTACAGACAAGGTCGTGAATGTGTCCATCAATTACCCGTTCTTCTTTAAGCCCATTCAGGACGGTATGGATAAGCCTAAGACCGAGTTAGCCTATAGGGTGCCAGCATCAAAGCTTACTAGAAAGAATATATCAAAAACGGACGACGATGATCTAGAGGGGCTGAACACAACTATTGACTGGAAGAACACCGGAGACAATAGTTATGACGGAGAAAAGTTAAGGATGCTCATTCAAGACGAGAGCGGTAAATGGCTCGCTCCCAATAACATACTCAATAACTGGCGTGTCACAAAGACGTGTTTGCGTTTGGGTAGTAGGATCATCGGCAAGTGCATGATGGGATCTACATCCAATGCATTAGACAAGGGTGGTTCTAACTTTAAAAAGCTATACGAGGACTCTGATCCATCTAAGAGAAACGAGAACGGACAGACAAAGTCTGGCCTGTATTCTTTGTTTATACCGATGGAATGGAACTTTGAGGGTTATATAGACGAGTACGGATTCCCCGTACTAAATACGCCATCTAAACCAATAAAGGGTATAGACGGAGGGTGGATCAAGATTGGGGTCATTGATTACTGGAACAACGAGGTAGCTGCCAAAAAGTCAGACCCGGATGATTTGAATGAATTCTATAGACAGTACCCTAGGACCGAATCACATGCATTTAGGGACGAGAGTAAGTCTTCATTGTTTAATCTTACCAAAATCTACCAGCAGATAGACTACAATGAGTCCTTAATAAAGGACAGGGTATTAACTCGTGGATATTTTCATTGGAGAGACGGAGTAAAAGACAGCGAGGTCATATGGACTCCAGACAGGAAGGGAAGGTTCTTGGTGTCTTGGATTCCGCCGGCAAATCTGAGGAATAGAATAATTAAGAGAAATGGCCTATTTTACCCGGGTAATGAACACATAGGATCGTTTGGGTGTGACCCTTATGACATCTCTGGAGTTGTTGGTGGTGGTGGGTCTAATGGATCGCTTCACGGAATGACTAAGTTCAACATGGAGGATGCGCCATCTAATGAGTTCTTCCTTGAGTATGTCGCTAGGCCTCAAACGGCTGAAATATTCTTCGAGGAGGTATTGATGGCTTGTTTCTTTTATGGCATGCCAGTACTCGCTGAGAATAACAAACCAAGACTTCTTTATCACTTTAAGAATAGAGGATATAGGCCGTTTGCTTTAAATAGACCAGATAAGCACTCAAGCAAGCTCTCTAAGACAGAAAAAGAGCTCGGTGGTATACCTAACTCATCTGAGGACGTAAAACAGTCTCACGCGTCCGCAATTGAGACTTACGTAGAGAAGCACGTGGGTATGGACTTAGAGGGTACATACAGGGACTCTGACGAGATGGGGTCTATGTACTTCACGAGAACACTTGAGGACTGGGCTAGGTTCGACATTAACAATAGAACAAAGTTTGACGCAACCATTAGTAGTGGTTTAGCTATAATGGCTAATCAGAAGCACTTATACGTCCCAGAGAAAAAAGAATCAAAAATAAGCATTAAATTTGCGAGATACCAGAATGAAGGGTATAATAGTAGAATAATCGACAAATGATAGACAAAACAGCATCGGACTTAATCAGCCCAACAACATTCCCCAGTCAGCTAGCTACAGACGCAGAAAAGGCGTCACCTGACTATGGACTTAGGGTTGGTCGTGCCATTTCTTATGAGTGGTTCAGGAGAGACACAAATTCTTGTCGTTTCTACAACCAGTGGATTGAGTTCCATAAGTTGAGATTATATGCTAGAGGTGAGCAACCGGTTCAAAAATATAAGGACGAGTTAGCAATAGATGGAGATCTTTCTTACTTGAATCTAAACTGGGAGCCAGTACCCATTATACCTAAGTTTGTTGATATTGTTGTAAACGGTATGTCTGATAGACTATTCTCTATTAAGGCATTTGCTCAGGACCAATTAGCAACAGACAAAAGAGCTTCCTTTAAGGAGACGATTGAGAAGGACATGGTGGCAAGAGAGATCTTGCAACAAACCCAAGAGCAGTTTGGTATAAATGCATTTAATGTGGACCCGTCTAAGTTGCCAGAGAGTGACAGAGAGTTGGACCTACACATGCAGATAGAATATAAGCCCGGGATTGAGATTGCGGAAGAAGAGGCTATTAATACAATCCTTGAGCAAAACAGATATGCAGAGATCAAGAAGAGAGTAGAGTACGACATGACTGTGCTTGGTGTTGGTATGGTTAAGCATAACTTCCTACCGGGAGCTGGCATAAAAGTAGAGTATGTTGACCCTGCTTCTGTTGTGTATTCTTATACAGAGTCACCAACATTTGAGGACTGCTTTTACTTTGGAGAGATCAAACAGGTACACATATCTGAGTTGATCAAGATAGACCCAACCATTACGAAGGAGGACTTGGATAAAATATCTAAGTTGAGTAGTATATGGTTCACTCAGTATAATGTTATCAGGCCTTACAGAAATACTTTATTTGACCGTGACGTCGTTACTCTTTTATACTTTAATTATAAAACAGACAAGAGCTTTGTTTTCAAGAAGAAGTTCTTAGATAATGGCGGTACGAGAGTAATTAGAAAAGACGACACATTTAATCCTCCAGAGGGTCTTGAAGAAAGATTTGAAAGAGTTGAGAAGAGAGTGGACGTTTGGTACGAGGGTATTATGGTGCTCGGATCTAGCTTCTTATTAAAGTGGGAGTTGAGTAAGAACATGGTTAGACCTAAGTCTGCCACTCAGTACGCTTTGCCTAATTACATCGCTATGGCGCCAAGAATGTATAAGGGTGTAATTGAGTCGTTAACAAGACGTATGATTACGTTTGCTGACTTGATTCAGATCACTCACTTAAAGCTACAGCAGGTCATTGCAAAAGTAGTACCAGATGGTGTGTATATTGACGCTGATGGTATTAACGAGGTTGACTTGGGTAATGGCGCAAACTACAATCCAGAGGACGCTCTTAGACTATACTTCCAAACGGGTAGCGTAGTTGGTAGGTCCTATAACCAAGACGGAGAATATAACCAAGGTAAAGTTCCTATTCAGGAGCTAAACTCAAACAGTGGGCAAGGTAAGATCACAGCTTTGATTAATTCGTACAACCACTACTTATCGATGATAAGGGACGTGACTGGATTGAATGAGGCGAGAGATGGGTCTATGCCAGACCCTAGATCCTTGGTTGGTGTGCAAAAATTAGCTGCATTAAATTCAAATACAGCTACTAGACATATATTAGATGGTACGTTGTTTATTACTAAGAGACTTGCAGAAGCGCTATCTTGTCGTCTGTCTGACGTTCTTGAGTATTCCGATTTTAAAGATGAGCTTATTAACCAAATAGGTAGATATA